GTCTCAATCTGGTCCCAAGTTGGTGGCTTCCCCGCTTTAACAGAAGAATGTAGGTTATTAGCTAACTCGTAGTTAGTAGTTCTAATCGTAGCACCCGCTCTGCCCAAAACTTTCTCTACACTAAGCAATGTATCGGCATCCGCCATCTTAGTCCAGCTGTCCTTCTCGTCCTGCTGATCTTGAGTCTGTGGATTAGATAAAGCGACTAGACGTTGCTGAGCGATTCCCTGAAGAGAGTCACGAGCGCCTGATGGACCCATCGGGTTATTTGGAAACACATTATCGTAAGCAGTATGAATATCATTTTGATATTGTTCCGCTGTAGCAAAGTCCCATCCCTGCTTTTGGGCGAGATCAAACTGCATCCCTTGATACTGGTCAAGCTTGAGCATCTTGCCTTTAACAACAAAATCTTCATTCTTACTGTAATTGACCCCTGTGAATCTAGGATTACTCTGAGCCTTTAAAACCTGTAGGATCTCCCGCTCATCATCGGTGTTTGCTTCATAGGAATCAAAGAAACTATTAAAGCTCTCCTGAGACTTCTCCTTGCCATAAAGGCTAGGATCTTGAGAAGCGGCTTCTTCGTGAGCTTGAGCAAACTGATTATAGCTGGCCGTAGCCATCTGCTTATAAAATTGATTAGACTTCTGTGTCTCAAGAGCATCAGCTCTATCAAGACTCTGCCCAAGCTGACCTACTGCTTGGCCTATTTTCTGTAGCCCACGCCCAGCGCCTCCGACATCACGTTTGTCGTATCCTATATTCTCTACTTGTCCTAATAATGGTGGCATAATTTGTTAGTAATCCATGGAAAAAGTGGGCTGTTTTCCTGAGTTGAAATTGTTTATAGTTCTGGCAAAAGGATCATCCATCGGGATACCTCCAGTAGAAGAAAATGCACCAGAAGAACTAGAAGCCGTCTTACTAAACGCACCACCATCAACAGCGCCCCCTATTCCGCCTATAGCAGAACTAGCGACACCGAAAAGGTAAGAGTTGTCGTTAGCTTGGGAAGTCAATTGACTTTCCCTAGCTTGGGAGGCTTGAGCCCCTGATTCAGCACGGATACCAATATTCTGGATATTTAGCTTAGTATCGTAAACTCTCTTAGCTCCTTTGTATTCGGTATCACGGGCTTGGTTCTCTAAGCCTATACGACCGATTCTTATCTGTCGCTCTCCTTGTAGGATCATTCCTCGGATGACATCCTTATTAATGCGGTGAGTCTTTGCCTTACCTACGCCTCCAGCTATATCTCTACGAGCATCGGTTTCTTTAAATCCAAATTGTTGACGAAGTAGACTTACGGAACGCTTAGTCTCTGCTTCCAATAAAGGAATCTCTTTCTGTAGTATCGCCTGATCACGTTTAGCGATCTTGAGGTTCATCTCACGATTACGCTTCTCAATCTCAGCGTTACGCTTAGCCTGCTTTTTCTGAGCACTGCCCTGAACCATTCCACCTACTACAGAAACCGCTGCTGCTCCAGCTGCGAACCAACTCATGACTGATCCTCCAGTTCTTTATTATGCTCAAGCCAAGTCTCGCTCTTTACGATAAGCTCAGACTCAAGTATATCTAAATCGGTCTCATCTGTAGGATGCACAGTAGTCCAAGTCATATCCTCTAGGATATGTAAAGTCTTACGGACACCAGCGAGAGAGGCAAAAGTAGCAGGAGCTTCTATAAATTGGGATTCCCCATCAACGATCACATAAGCTGATCCTTTAGAGACTATATTGAAATGTTCAGTTGTATGGGCATGACCTACGATCACAGAATCAGCAGGCATAAAGATCTCTCTCATATACACGCCCGGAGCAAAGTGATGCGTAACTGGGCAATCTATTTGCTCCAAGCCTAACATACTGGACTCTAAAGTTTCTACAGTATCAAGCATTACTTCTGGGTGGTTTTCATTTCAGGCATAATATCAACTATGTTTAGTGGATAACCCTGTGTTTGTCGAATAGTAAATTGTCCTGTGGTATTGTGCGGTCCGATAACGGCTGCCCTCTGATCACCACTGAAGAAGTCTGGAGATTCATCCATCTGATCAGTAGTTCCACGGAAAGAGTATAACTTGAGATCGCCACCTTTCGGTCCGATACTGAACCCTATGGAGTCCATAACTCTCAAATTGACATGATCTGTCCTTTTGATCTTACCCTGTGCTGTTCCATTGGCAGCACCAGAATCTAAAGGAAGAGGAATCATTTCACTGGTATAGGCTAAACCAACTTGAGCATAAGCCACATTGGAGGCCAAAGTAATCTGTCCAGACGCAACAACCTCGTTAGGCATTTGAGAGCCATCACCAACTACGCTTACAGTCTCACCTTCTAAATAAGTGAGCCCAGTGATAACTGATTGCACCTTCCTGATTGAGCCAGTTCCGTATGTCGGAGTAGCTGTCGAGGTTGCCGTAAATTCATCTCCATTAGTAGGACTGGCTGAGCCACCTACAGTAGAGTAGTCTCCTCCGGTATTATCAATTACTCGATAAGTGACCCCAGAAGTAACATTGCCAGAAGTGATAAGAGCGTTATTAGTAGTGGAACCGCAATCAACAAAAAACATACCTTCTTTGTCTTGCACTCCAGCTGGATAATAGTCTTCTTCAATAAATTCCACATATCGTACTGTTGCCCCATTAATAGTTCGTTTGACCAAAAGATATAATGTATCTGTAGTGCCGTCAGCGGAAGGAACCACAGCGACTGACTCAACAACCCCATGTTCAGTAGTGCCAAAAGAACCACCAAGTTTATGCCTACCCCATCCGAATACATTTTGTCTCCTGTTTATTGTCATTGAAGCTAACTGCCCATCTTGTCGAACTGTATGAACAACAGAGTTGGGAAGTTGCTGATAAACCATGTCTACAGCTTTTGTGCCTTCTCGTAGAATATGGCTTGATAAAATTGTTAAATCCTCACCGATTGTATTCTGAGCACTAGACTCTGTGCTGAAGGAGTAAATGAACTCTCTTAGCTTCTGGCCACCTCTCTGGAGGAACATAGTAGAGGATTCAATATTTACTGATCTCACATCTTGAGATCCAAAAGTAGACCGCCTTCTGGCGACAGTGTTGGTCGGAGCCATAGGAGCACCATCTGTAGTAGACATTACGAACTCTGCTCCGAGAGCTCCAACTCCCAGCATATTACCGCCTTCGAGCCAATGAATTGCATTTACCTTACTTGAAGGCAATGTGTAGGCAAAACCATTATCCGCAGCAACAGCAGCAAGTGTATATTCAGTAGGGGAGAAAAGCTCATAATCCTGTGCTTTGCTAAAGAATAAAGTATCAGGTTGAGATTCGGTATTCGCAAATACCAAACGCTCTTCAAAGAAGGCCACTTTCTGAGGGAACCCACTTGTGCTAGACCATGAGCCTAAACGCCAAAAGGAACTATCAGCAACTAATGCAAAAGAGGACTCTACTGTAACTATGACTACACTAGTGCTGGTAAATGTTGTGATCTTACCCCAGCCAATATCTCCATTAGCATCACGTAATCTAAAATGTCTGTCAAATAAGCCCGTTCCACCTGTGCCAGAAGTATCTGTAGCAGCAAAAGGTGCTCCTCCTGTTACAGTAACTGTCATTGCGCCACCAACTGTTTTAGTTCCAGTTAAGGCCACAGTAATACCTGTGTCAGTGTTCTCTGCAAAATAGGGTCCGTCCAGATTGTCCATCGTTGTGCATGTCCAAGAGGTATCACTAGCTCTGGTTATCTTTCGGACAGGATAACTGCCGTGACATACATATAAAATGGATGCTGATTGAGCCCAGTCAATATCTACTAGCTCATCGTCAGCCCAAGGAACATTAGATGTAACTGCGGACATAACCACACGAGCCTCCTCTTTATAAGGACGGAAGTGAGTATCACCAAAAGCCAAAACATATGCTTGCTCCGTAGAATATTCAAAAGGAACTAATCGCCCTGCATCAGCAGAAGTATCAACCTCTTCTATATAACGAGATCCAGATCTACGGAATAATGTTCCTTGTTCTAGGATATTGAAATTCTCACAAGTTTCTAGTGCATTACTATACTTGTCTAAATCGGGTCTTCCAGCTACAGGCTTAGAAACCTCACCAGCAGTGAAGTTTGTCTGTATTGGATTTGAGTCAGGCTGTCCTTGAGCCATTAAGAGTCAATCCCGATTCTTGCGTCTACAAAAGTATTTGCCTGCAAGGAGCGAGGGCCATCATTTCTAGCGTCAAGGGTCTTGGCTTTTTTAAGAGCCAGATTAAATTGCTGAAGCAACATTTGCTTACTCGTGTCTGACTGAGTGATTGGCATAACCAAGTCAGTAGCTAAATACAAAGCTACGGCTTCAGAGAAAGGAACGGATACCGCTGGCATATCAGCGGAAAGTAGTTTCCTTATGTAAATAAGATAGACTGTGCTCTCATCTGTTAAAAGTTTTCCTTCCTCTATAGCGAACCTATCTAAATAAGCTGTTCTTATGTCCAGATTTGGATCAGAAGAAGCAATGAATATACTAAGATAATCTGAAGGGAGAGTAAATTGATTGTCATAACCGAAAGCTGGGGTAGCTAAATCGGGGGCAAGAATAACACGGGTTCTGGCGAATCGCCAAGCGTGCATTGAAGTGACGTAATCTAATACTAGATTATATCTCAGTTTACAGGCAATCCCTGAAGGAGTGTCGTCATCTAGCGACAGGATAGTTTCCGCACCGAGCTTAGTCAGGGCGGAGTTGCAAATTGTTACATCATTAATCGTAGCCATAAAACCTTTAGTCGGGGGAGATTTTTAGTCTCCCCCTCAAGAGGTTTAGTCAACCACGTATTGAACGTAACCAGTGAAGGTCTTGTCTGCTGTAGGAGTAGTGACCGTAACAAAGGTCGCTCTTACGAAGACAGGCTTCTCAGTTAAGTATCCGCATAATGCAGCGTCATTAGAGACATCTGTATAAGCATTTACCGCAGTTTGAAGGGCATAGGCACTCTTAAAGAAGTCTATGTCATCAACTGTGGTAGAACCATCTTTAGATAGATAACCATTTCCATCCGCACCATAAAGGCCGAAGTCTGTAGTTACTGTCGTTCCGAGAGCCTCATTCGCTATATAGAGACCAGTGATTCGTGCTCCCGCAGGAAGTTTCACTAGATCTGCTGTATGGCCGGAAGCCAATGCACCCAAACCTTCGTCTGTTGTATTGAACGAGAACCACTCAGAGCGTTGACGGCCGAAGCTGTCTCCACTTTCAAGACGTTCTGCACCCTGACCATCAGTCAGGGTTAGTTGTGTTGATTTATATGTAGCCATAATATTTAATTTCCTTTCAGTTTATGCTGCTTCATCAACGTAGACACGAGCTGTCTGCTCACCCCACATACGAGTACAACCGAGTCCCAACTTGATCAAGATCCATGGGATCATTTTCTTGTCAGGTCTGCGGAATATATCCACATCAATGTCCTTGCTGATCGCAAGCTTCATAGCTTTGCTACCTAGAACGTAGTTTTCACGAACTGTTCCAGAAACAGGAAGTAAGTTAGTGTAATGGAACTGGAAGCCTAAGAAGCTTGTAACTGTTCCGTTGACTAGCGTGCGAACTGAATTGAAGTCACTGTCAGTTACCTGAGAGATGTTCAATAGTGCAGTCTGCTGATTAGGAGCTAGGAAGTAGTGAAGATCTTCACCCTCTTCGATTGCTTCTAAACGTAGCATAGTTTCACGGATACCCATGAGCTTATCCATAGTGATATTGGAATTAGCTCCAGCACCACCACGCTGATAATCAACATTGATGTCAATACCTTCTTTACCAGCCACTACTCGGTAGTCTCCGGCAGTTGTGATATTTCCATTTTCATTACTGATTGCACCAACACTGATCTTATCTGTTAGGGAATCAACAAAAGAAACTGCTGTTCCTCCGGCTTTACCTATATAAGAATCTGCTGTTATTGCACTGATAATTGTACTGTCGATTCGACGATTTGCTGCTGCGACCGCTGCTTGTGTGTAAGCATTAGTTGGATCTTGAGCAACACGGATCAAATCCTTGTCATCAACTCCTTTGCCCCAGTCGTAATCAGCTAGGCCGATCCTACGTCTTTCGTGCGCAACTTCGTTAGATGGAGTATCTCCATAACGAGTAGTTACCTCATTCATGTCATCAGCAAGTCCTACACGATCATAAAAATCGAACTCTGAACTCTGACTGACAACATCTACATATGAACGGAATTTCGCCTCAGTCTGTTGAAAAGACTGCTCGTAACCCGCTTTAAACATATTTACATATGCTCTTTCGATATTAGCTGTTATTGCCATAATTTTGTTTATTTAATTTAAGATTTCTGTTTCTTTTCGGTCAGCTACCCCGGAGGACTATCCTAAATTAACGCCTTTGAGCGACATGGCTACATGTTTCCTATGAGGACAAAAAAATCGCTACCCTCATGGGCGAAGAGGAATAGCGATTTTTGATCAATTTGTAAAGCTTTTAATTAGCTTCCAATAGGATATGCCGTTTCATGCAGTGTTTTCCACTCGTTCTTCACAGCATCATGCGCAGGATGTCGGTTGTCATGCAAAGCAGCCATCTTGTCTGCGTTACCTGAGAACTGTGATATAGTATGCTGAGCCTGAGCTGCATTGTTCACATTGAACGAAGCGACTCCATCGACAGGTGAGGATTCCAGCATATTAGACCCAATCTGGACAAATGCCCTAATTAGTCTAGGATCTGTATCTACGCCCAACTCTTTAAGGGTGTCAGATAAGCCAACTTCTTGCACCGCTTTTTGTGCGAGATGCATATTTCCCTCGAACTTATCACCATATTCAGAGACTAGCTCATTCATAGATGCTAAATTCTGAGCTTCCATTGCCTCCTGTTGAGCGCCCACCATTTCAATATGGGACTCTTTATAGGCATCCATAATGTTATTTGCCTGTTTGCTACTTAGTCCAGCTTCATGGAAAATATCCTTAAACCCGTCCATAACCTCAGAATCAAAGAGATCTGCGTGCTCTTCTGAAATTTCAGAGAACTCGTAGCCTTTTGACTCCACAGGGCGACCTAGATCGATATGATGCTGATTCCACTGCTCATCTGTCCAGCCTTCTTGGGGTTTAGCCATTTTCTCAACACCAATCATTTTCTGGGCATTGTATAGCTGAGTGACTGCATCAGATGCATCCTTCACATTACCATAACCATCCCATCCCCTTACTTCATCAGAGACATTCAAAGCTGAATGGAAATCTGGTGGTGGAGTATTACTAGAACCGTCAGTTCCAGATAATGATGCAGTAGGAGTAGTCGATAAGCTACCCGCTGGTTCTACAGGAGCAGACCCGCCAAGGCTACCTTCTCCCATTTCCTCGTATAACGGACTATATTTGTTTTTCATAGTTTTGTGTATTATTCTGCTCAGCTTGATCTAGTATGTATTTCGAATCTCTACCAAGGAACGTGAGAATGCTGAACACCAACCTCCGTTCTCCCTGATTGATCCATAAAGCTTCCATAGACTTATGGTCTTGAAATTTGCTCACTCCCGCATTCTTCAAAAGGTCATCCAAGACCACCTTTCCAGCAGGAGAATTGAAAACCTCATCATAGGAGGCTTTGAGCGTTAATCGTTTTGTTATCTTAAGTGCAGTCTTTTTCTCGGTCATAAACCAAGATTAATACCAGACTCTTGAGCAGATGCAACATCTTTTAATGCTCCAGCTGCATCTCCGCCAGCACTAGCCATTCCCTGCATTTGCTCAGTCTGTTGAGCTTCCTGCTTCTGTTGGGCGATTTCAGATAATTCCTCGTCAGTTCGCAAAACCTTAATACTAACAGAACGAGCCATTAGCATTTCTTCAGCTAAACGAGAAGGATGGAAAGCTTCGATAAACTCAGGGAATACTTGTCCCATTGGGATAGCATCCTGAATAGCCCGACCAAGCTCGACTGCCTTGCTTGCAGTCTGAGCCTTGGATGCTGGGGAATTGTATACGATGTCAAATACGACACCGTCTTCTGGAGGAGGTCCAATAATTTCAGCATCCTCCAATAAAGCAATAGTTCGTCCTAGTAATGGCCCGAGAACCTCGATTTCCATACGGGACAAAGCAGGAGACATAGCACGCAATTTCTCATCACGGCTATCCGCTATTTCAAAAGCAGTCTGTCTCTCTTTTTTGAACTCCTGTTTGAGTAGATCGACCATGAAGCATCTTGTTATATGTTCTCTATATTGATTTACTACTTCGAAGGGAATATCTACTCTGATACCGGAGTTTAAAGGTTGTGGAAAGTCTACTCCTTGCTCTTTCCATATCAATGCACCAGGCGATTGACTGATAGGTAAAAGGAAACCGTCTTCTTCCATGACAATAGGTGGACGATTAGCAAGCTGAGCAGAAACTATAATCTCCTTCATCATCCGATTGACCATCTGGATGTCAGGCAGGCAAGTCATAGCTGGAGAGCGACCATATTTCTCTCCAGCTAACTTTGACCAACGTGCAACAATATAAGGAAATGTGTCATAGCCACCTTCTTCAAAGATGTCTTCTGTCTCTTCGCAAAAGTAATAAGAGGCAAACGCTTTGTTTGTCTTTGTCTTAGAACCGCCAACTCTGTCCTTCCTCGGAAGAACTGCGTGTGTTACCAAAAATCTCTTAGTTGAATCCTTCTCATCGAGGATCTTCTGGTCAATAGTCCCGTTACTCTGCCCGAACTTCTCTTTGATCTGTCTAGCAGTCATTCGAGTCTCACGGAAGATCACATCAATCTCGTTATTCGCATTCTCAGCTAACCAGCAATCTGCTAGTGGATAAGGGCGGAAACGGATAATACCAGTATCATGATCAAATATCTCCATCATCACCGCAGTGCCGAAGGAAACTAGATCCAAAAAGAACTCGTGGAAAGCAGGAGCAAAATTTACCCGAGGGATATTGAAATGATGAAACAGACTATCAGTAGTATTTTCCAAATATGCCTTCCATTCGTCAGAGAGATCTTTGGTATTCCTACCTTTAACGCCAAGACTAAACCAGCGTTCCTGTGGATTAAGAACCAAAGAGTGGATACCGTTCGCCATCTGTTCCGAAGCCCAGATAGCTGTTCCGTCAAATACGTTGTCATGTAATCTATCACCTTTGTGTGTCGCTTGTCCTGTTGTGTTCTGTGTAAAGTCTGGAGATAAGGGACGAACCAAATCTTTAATGTCCCGATACTGATCGTCAAAAGATGTGCGGTCATTCCGCATTTCCCTCTTCTGGTCACGAAGAGATTGGATGGCACTACCCTTTCCGGTCTTAATGCCTACTTTTCCTTGAGTCGGGTTTTCCATTATCCTAAAGTAATTTTATTCTTTGAATTGGAAGCGCCAGCAGCACTGAGGCCAAATCCATCTGTTGATCTCGAAGTCTCTCGATTCACTACCCTGCGATTCTTTTTTGCGTTTCTTGCAGTGCTTGCCTTTTGAGCAGCGATCTGTTCAGCAGTCCGACCATTTACAAGTTTGGCAACAACAGGTGCTACTGGAGGAGGTGGTGGTGGGGGCAGAGCTGGTGGTGGTGGTAACGCTTTTTGATCGTCGCCTCCGCCAAAGATACTACCAACAAATCCGCCTACCTTTTTAACTGTCTTTTTGACTGCTTTAACTGCTCCGCCCATATTAACCTAAAGTTTGCTTTTTCTTCTTCTTAGCGGGAGTCAATGCTTTGCTTTTAGAAGTTGGAGATAAAGACGCTTGAAGTGGTTCGGCAGCGGGTGCTGGTGTGGAAGCTGACTCAGTGCTAGCTGCTTTCTGATTATTAAATTGTTGAAATGCCCTAGAAGCGACTCCTGAGCCAGCTGGTGCTGGTGCTGGAGCAACTTCTGGTGCTGGAGCAACTTCTGGTGCTTCTTCTTTTTCAGGAAGTGCTTTTCTGTCACGGTCCTTGATAAACCGAGACATAACTCCCCCTGCCCAACTTCTACTTTTCCCTGTGAGAATTCCTCCCATTCCTCCGCCCATTATATAAACCTTTCAAATTGTTCCATTGTCATAAACCTCAAGTTTTTATTAGACTTGCTCATACGACAATACGCAATGTGCGGTAAGTAGAACGGCCTAAAATTATGCCAGACTTTAAAACAATTTTCCCCAATAGCAAGAAAAATAAACCACGCTGGCTTAGGCTCCGTGATTTCCCGCATCATAATCAATGAGGTTGGGGTCTTGAAAACATAGTGGTGCTGATGATACTCATTCCAAGATTCCAAGAAATCTATGTCATTCTCCTTGCAGAAGTCATACGCCTCCTGAAGTGGGTCATTTGAAGGGGTTGTGGGCGAACTCGCAATGAGTGGGCAATTTCCGCTTCTTCTTTTTGGGGTCTTTGAGTCCAACGGCAAAAGTTCGGAAGGCATCGGCAGGATGGCTCGCCCAGTTGTGTAACGGCTTACTCTTGAAGACTTGCTTATCTTCATCCCAGTCCTTTGTGTAGTTTTTGAGTCCATTAAATCCTTGATCAACCAAATCGCTGTTAAACCTACATCTTGGCAAAACATTACGACATGCCTCGATACCCTCCTCTACAGACAGCTTTTTTACAACCTTAAAGTTAAGCCCCATCTCCTTGGCGGTCTGTATCCTAGTTTTCCCCGTTCCATAATCATGGATAGCCATGTCCCATGGTCCGTAATGAGTCCCATAGAGATAATCTTTAGTCCGAAGAACCTTGGCGTAATGCAATAAACCTTCCCCCGAATTTTCATAATAATCTACAAACCGAATCTCTTCACCAAATATCTGAAAAAACCAGATACTCGTTGCATCGTCGAAACCCAAATCCCATGCGGTGTGAACCGGCAACTTGGACTCAACTGGGAAGGGATGATACCGCTTCTCCTTATGTATCGCCCTGACCTGACTATCGTAGTAAGCACCCTGAATCGGGGCTTTAAAACTCGTAAACGCTTCCTGTTGAAATAATGCTTCATCTTTTAACTCATCCCTCAATTCTAATAAATCCTCCTTACGCAAAACCTTGCAATCCGCTGCGGTAAGCTTCGAGTAAAACCATCCCTTATCATTCGTCCCCGTATTCTTTGTTATCCCATCTCGCCAGCCACTTTGCAACAAGGTGTCCCAGCCATGATTCTCGCCACGGGGCGTATAAATCCATACGGCCCATCCGCCGTTCTCGTTCAAAATAGGCGCAGTCAACCGCCACACGGCAGGGTTCATAAGAGGCCATTCCGAAAAGACCATACCGACAGGATTCGCTCCGACAAACCTGTCCGGCTTGTCTGCTCCCATCACCTGAAATACACTCCCGTTCTTCAGCTCGATGATCATCTCCGCATTCGAAATCCGCTTGATCAACTCCTTCGGAAACGCATCTATAAACTTGTGACCTTGCCCGCTTATACCGTTCCATGCGATCCTTCGGCCCTGATTCAGGAAAGGATATACAATCCAATACAAACCAACTCGCTGCTGGCTTGCGAAGGCGGTCCAATTCAGCATCGTTAGATCCTTCCCGTGTCTCCTCGGCCATACTAATACCGCTCGCTTCCCGCCACTTTCCATATACTTCCAAAAAGGAAGCTGGTAATGCCTCGGTCTCCAATCATTCGTTGGTATCGTTATCTGGGACACTATTTCTTCTGCCCAGAAGGCACAAACTGATCCCTATACTCACGATCAGTTAATATCAGCTCAGTCCCATAATTCCCCTTAGCAATCCACTTCCCCTCAGGGAGATCCTCCGCTTCAGTCTTCTTCTTCTTAGGTAGCTTGAACCACGCCGGGATCTTCCCGCCAGTAGTATACTTAAATACCTCAAATTTCTCAGGAATGCGTCTAAATGTCTTACTCATTCAAATCTTTCTAAGCCTCTTCAGGCTTTTGTCAATCCTCAATCAACTTATCTTCAAATTCCTTATACTCATCCTCGTCCAGATTCACAATCTCAGCATTCAACG